TATTGTCCATAACTGCTTCATAACGGTATTCCTCAATACCCTCGTCCTTATAACCTTGTAACTCTGCTTGATTTTGAAAGTAGTTGGTTTCTGTTCGTACCAATCGTTCTGCTGCGTTCTTACTAATATCAAACTCCTCTCTTATCTGTCGTTGCATCTTCTCTTGTGAAGCCCCACTAATCAACCCCTTACTGACAATCTTAGGTAGGGCGTTTTGAACCCTCGCACTAAGAACCGAGTTATTAGCCCAAGTTCTTGAATAGAAATTACCCCCCTGCCAGTTCTCTCTTAAAAGGGTTTTAATTATTCTGTCGTTAGTGGACATTTGGGGTACACTCTTTCCTAAATACTTTGCAATATCTTTCCTCCCAGTTAAATAACTCTTCTTAATAACCTTCTCGTATGCTTCTCTTTGGTATCTAATCAGTATAGGTACAATAGCCATTGTTTCCCAGAACACCTCTTCTCTTAGGGCTTCCAGTCGTGTTAAACGGTTTATTCGTGCAGGGTCATAAACATCATAAACATTTAATCCAACCTCTCTTGTCTTACTCTGAATACCCTTTACAAATTTCTCTTTCTCAACCCCACCGAGTAGAGAACTAATTTCCTCAAACACCAAACCAGAACTATTAGAGTTTTTTGCATAGAAAGATATTATCTTACGGTTGATACTTTCAAGAGTTTCTTCGTAGAGCAAGAGCATTAGTATAACAGCATCAAGCCCAATCTGCTCGGCTTGAATAACCCTCTTTTTTGCTTTCTTTAACCAGTAATCGCTCATACTATTATTTCATTATCTATTAGTAAATTAACTTTTAATTCAATTCGTATCTAATAATAACCACTCCAGAACCTCCATCTCCACCACCTGAACCATATTGGTAATATCCTCCACCTCCTCCTCCACCACCTGTGTTAGTTTCTCCGTTTCCAGCAGTATAGGTTTTACCATCAGCACCATCTCCACCACCCCCTAGTCCACCATCTGATGAACCACTATTTGTAACCCCACCACCCCCTCCTCCTGCGTAATAAGTAGCAGTACCTGATATGCTAGACGATATTCCAACTCCACCTGCACGAGTTTCTGTCATATTCTTTCCCACTCCACCTGCACCACCACCCCCTGCACCACCCCAATTACCCATACTTCCATCTGCCAATCCACCATCGTATCCCTGCCCTGATGTTCCATCTCCTTTAACTCCTGACGGAATATCATTTCCTGAATAACCACCTGCACCACCTCCAGAACCTCCATCACTTGCATTTCTACTACCAGTAGGTTTCCCACTATATCCATAACCACCACCAATAGCAGTAAACGAACTAAATACCGAGTTTTCTCCACTTGTATTATTTACAGCACCATCATCACTTTTTTGACCACCATTTCCACCACCGCCAACTGTAATCGTATATTGGTTTTCTAATAGCATATAGTCTGTATCTTGAAGAACACCACCTGCACCACCTCCACCGGCAGTTGAACCACCTCCTCCTCCACCACCTGCGACAACAAGATAATCAACACCCTTTTCATCTGAGTTATAAATAATACTAAAAGTACCGTCCTCTAAAAAGGTATGTATTCTATAACCACCAACCTCTGTAATTACTCCACCCTCTGCTACTATTGATTGTCTTACAGGTACAAACTTCTCTCCGTCCCATCTTCTAGGAGAACCCCCTCCTACAAACTGACTACCTGTATATCTTAATATTTCTGCCATAGTTTTATACCTCCGTAACCGTATCGTACCACAAATCATTTACTTCCCAATCCTCTGTATCTGGTTCTGTATCTCCTATATATCTAAAACCAGTTCCTTTATCTCCAGTATTAGCCCCACTTGTATTTTCTACAACAACTTTCTCTGCGTCAGTTACATAGTTGTCATCTTCTCCCAACGCAGGTGCAAATGCGTCTATATCCTCTGCACTCGCAGTTCCCAAAGTAGGTGTGTTAGTTAAATCATCATAGTCCTTATCCCAACCTGTAAATACAGGGTCGGTTTCTTCTATTAAATAATCCCCACTAGGTGCAAACCCTGTATGCCCACTACTCTCATAATCAAGATTATCCAATTCACTATGCTCTGTAACTCCACTAATATCTTCTCCAAACTCAAGTTTCTTTTCATCAGTTGATACTTTAACAACCTTACCTGCTTGTCCTGTGTACGAACTAGGGGTGTCCTTTAACTTATTAAACTTTCTTACTCCTCCACTACCTATTCTGTGGATCTCTTTAATAACGGTTTCCTTAACTCCTTCTGGTAGATTTTTAATAGCACTTGCATCTAACTTACTTCTACTTCCCTCAATTCTCTTAATTAGTTTCTCACCAGAAACTTCTTTTTCCTTGACAATTTCCTTGACAATTTCCTTGACAATCGTTTTACCGTCCTTTCCACCTTCTCCGTCCTTACCGTCCTCTCCGTCAAAATAATCCTTTCCTTTAATAGGAGTATATCCATCTTCCCCATCTGCACCGTCCTTACCGTCAATATAGTCCTTACCTTTAACTGGGGTATAACCATCTTTAGGAATAATAACCTTTCTGTCCTCTATTTTCTTTACTCTAGTATCAATACCTGTAACCTTTGAGTACAAATCCTCTAACCCACGGTATGCTTTATTCAAACCCTTTTCCGTGTAGGTTCTTAAATCTTTAACACTTTGGGATACTTTATGAATAGAGGTTACAACAGCTTCAAACAACAAAGAGTTCTCTATGTCAGTTTTATACCTTTCTATTGTTTCCTTTATCGGCTTCATCGGACTATCCTATTAAGTCAGATAGTTTCTCCATTATAGTTTTCTTAGAAGCACCCACCTCCTTGTCGACCTCTTTTGATATGCTGTTGTCAGTACCAAACCCTGTTGATTCTAGCTGATACCTCCCACTTGACTCTTCCCTTGCTTTCTTAATGCTCTGAGCAACATCGTCGACAAATGGTATCTGCCCTATTAAGGTTTCGTCATCTACAACACCTCTTAGATTATTTACAATCTGGCTTATTTCTAAAATGTTCTGTGGTAGGTTTCTCTTAAATACTGCATCTATTTCGTATCTAGGAACAAAGCTCATTTTATTGATTGCTACTAAATAATTGTTATAAACCTCAAACCTTTCCATAAGTCCTGCTTCAAAATATCTCTCCTTGTTCTTAACATTCTGCTCAAACGCCAAGAGCTTATACCTGATAGCAACCCCTGAACTGTTCCCTGCGAAGTTCTCGTCTGCCATATTAGGTACTTTGGCTATCTTATGAATATCGTCCTCTAGGGTCTTTCTTAGAATATCTACCTGCCCCTCGTCGAGGGTCTTAATCAAATACTCCACCTTACTGTCCTCTGGTAGTCCGAACATAGTCCTGTTAATTAAAAGCTCCTGCATTTGGGCTTTCTCAAGATTGACGTTGTATCCCACTAAGATAGCTTCAACCAACTGTTCCTTATCGTTTATCCTGTCTGACTGTAGGAGGTTGTAAGCATCTATTAAACTGATTACCTGTTCAAAATCTCCCATTTCCTCGGAGTTGTTTCTATACTCAATTACTGGAACAGCCCCAAACTTGTGTGGCTTCTGCTCTCCAACCCCAATAGAACCTTCTGTATCGACCCCAACATACTCAAACTCTTCGTCATAAACAACGATATCCTCGTAGTCCTTATCCTTCTCGTCGGACTTCCTGTATATAACAGCGAATAGCTTGGCGTGTTCGACCGTATCATCATAAACAACAACACAATTTCGGACATCAATATCCGTACTTTTAACATTATTCTCGTCCGTGTAAATCAATTCATACTGTTTGCCGAAAATTGACACATCTTTTGCGATTTCGTGGTCTAAATCGGACATAGTTTGCATCTTATATTGGTTGTCTATCTCTGTAATGTCAAAGTCGTCCGAGGACTTGTATTCAATAGGGTTTCCAAGTAGGTATCCTGTGGAGGTGTCAACAATATAGTTTGCGTGGTTAATTACTACTCTGGTGTTCTTGGCTGTAGGGGGCTTTCGTCTGGACAGAATATCGTGTTTTCCTCTGTAGTATTTTTCTAGTTTATCGTATCGGCTTCTTTCCTTTTCGTTATACTCTATGGCACTTTCTATTAAACCAGCAGAAAGTTCGCTCTCTTTTGGTACTGTAAACATTTTTAGTTCCTAAGAACTTATATATATTATATATTAGCACACGCAATTCTAAATACCAAGCAAGTCCCTATTGATAAACTGCAATTCGGGTTTTTTACCTAGCTTCATAACTGCGATATATCTCATTGCGTCGATACAATGGTTAAACGCATCAACTGGGGTGTTAATTATGTTCCCTATCTTATCTTCTTGGTACTTGTACTTCCTTAGCTCTCCTTCTAGGTCGCTACTCTTTTTTGTAATATGCATTTTGAACCCTTTAAGAATATCTATTCCGAAATTGATACTATCTGCTCCTTTTTTAGCAGGATTTATATTGTAACCGTTTCTGGATATCTCCTCGATACTCTTAGGTTCACTACTATCA